CTTTATCCTCTCGCCATTTATAACTTACGTATTCTTTGTACAGGTTTGCGCTGTCTTCGTGATAATGGCATTTTCGCGACTTAATAACGTCGATGCCATATTGCACCGACCCCGGCCCCTTATCCGCTGGGTGGATATTATAGCCCGCCTGGTATATTTCCTCGATACGGTCAGGTTCGGCACAATCGGCAACCATTTCCGCCCCCTGATCCAGTTCCAGGGAGTCCATACGTGCAATCAGTTCGGTGTTCGTCAGGCCGTGATCGTAGACTATTTCCCTGAAATATAGCTCATTATCCAGGGTCCCAACCTCCACAATAGCCGTAGCGTTATTGAACCCAAAGTCGATTCCATACCCCACCTCGTCGAATCTGTCGGGCCATCGGTCGGCCTTAACACTTGTCCACCCGCTGTAAATAAGCCCTTTGTGAGCGGCCCACTGTCCCAGGGCGTAAATCTTATAGTATGTTTCGTCCTGGTCTATCAGGCCCTCAATCTCGGCAACATACGCGTCGTCGAGAAACTGATTGTCGTGGTAGGTTGTATGCAGAACTCCAACGTTATCGGGCGGCATATCGGTCAGCGGCTTAAAGAAGTGGTTTATGTCTATTGGGTTAAACGTAAAATACAAAGCATTCGGTCCGTTAGAGTTATGGCCCCGGCACCTCAGATTGATCTGAAGATAATCGGCCTGTGTAATCTCGGTCGCCTCTTCGACCCAGACGTAGTTGATGCCCTCGATAGATTTGAGCTTCTCCACATCGTCAAGCGATACGAACATAATTTTATTTGAGCCGAATGATAACGTCATATCGGTCTTATTGTTTTTGGCCTTAACACCTAACGCCGCCAACCTGTCCATCATGAGTTGGTAGGCCGACTTACGCAGCGAGGGAAGGGTTTTACGGCAAACCAAGATACGGATGTTCTGCTCAGAGAGGAACTTCTCAACCAGCAGAAATATAGCTACTTGCCAGGACTTCGAACTCCCGGCAGACCCATACAGCAGATTCACCCGGAATTCGCTGTTCGCCAGGTAATCATACACTTTGCCGACCACTTGTATTTTTTTGGTTTTCATATTCGCTCGATAACAATCCGAGTCTCTTGGTCAACTTCAACGTGTTCGGACGGGCGACCGTCGTCCCTGTCCAGGGCTTCCTTGATCCGCTGCCAATCGCCTTTAGTCATTGCCAAAACATACCCCCTGGCGGTTAGTTGAGCCATCGACAACCCCTCAAGATCCAAACCTCTCAACTGCTTCGGGTCCATCGCGGCGTAATTCTGTATGTGCCGCCAGAGGTGCATCTTTTGTGTTGGCGGCCCTGCCGGGTTCCCACTCACGCCCCGCTTAAACTTCTTCAGGTTCTTCAGGCTGTTGGGGTGTTTGCCGCGAGGCAATTTTCTCTGTTTGGCAGTGGTTTCGTCAGGCTCCGCAATCATACCGCCACCGCCTGTTCTAACTGGTCTAACAATGCCGCCGCCCTCTCGTAATACTCTGCGTTACAACTACTTAGCTCTACGTAAACCTTTTCCTCCTCTGGGAACGAATGAAGGGCGAAATGCGACTCCGCCAACAACCACAAGGCCGTATACCCAAACGGCAGGAATTTCCAGTCTACAAACCGAAGAATAGTAAACCCGCTATCTTTCAGCAGTTGCGAAAACGCCTGTGCCTCTCCCGCGTTCTTATAATCCCGCGAAAGCCACAGTGATTTATTCCATATCTTCGCCTTCATTATCGAAAGTCTCGTCAGTTATTATGGGAAAATTGTCCTGTATTTTCGTCATATCCCCTTTGTAAAACACCAGCAAGTTCTGGTGCGCTCGGACCACCTTTCGGTTCCTCATGTGGTTCTTAACCCTTAAAATCGACGTACCAAGTGGGTCGATCAGTACCATATCGTTGTAAAACAACATTCCCGCCTTCGCCATACTTTCCTTAATAGCGCTTAAGAACCCGCCGTATGAGTTGCCTTGCCGCTTGTCCCGGACCTCGCTACACAAAATAGCCGCAAACCTGTTTTCTGCCAGGCATTCCATCGACCGGGACAATGCGTTATCTACTATTTTCATAAAGGAGGGGAAGTCCTCCTGGTTGCTCGCATCGTTTGGTTTGTCGCTATAAACCTCAAGGTCGAAATACGGAGGACAGGAAAAGAAAAAGTCCTGCGACCCTGGCTTGAGGTGTTTTCCGATATTCTGACCGTCATCACAAATATAATTTACACTAAGTCCGTTTCTACGGCACATTTTACGATTGAAATCAACCTGTTCCTGTCTCAATTCCGTCCCGCTAAACTGGAACCCAAGTGAAGCGGCCACAAACCCGAACGCGGTATCTCCAGCGAAGCAATCGAACACCCTGGTCCCCTCGCCCGGAGAGAACCATCGCAGGCATATCTCCGCGACTACCGGGTCTAGGACACTAACTGGGCAGGCACGCGACGCGTCCATCACTGGCGAGGAAGCGGTCAGGTTCGCATCACCCCTTGCCTGTCCCCTGTCATTTATTTTTTCGTTCCAGTGCCTTTTTCTCTCAAGCCAATACCCCTGTCGAGCGTCCAGGACCGACAAAGGTGGGACGAGATAACGAGAAGTAAGAGACCCAGAACCCGAATCTTTCCCATACCTTTCAGGAAGCGACCCCCTTGCCATATCGAGGCCGTTTAATAACTCCTCGACCTCCCACTCGTCAAACCCGCTGACCGCCAGGTCCACCTCCCCATCGTCAAGTTCCTGAAATAAGTCTCCGAGCTTGGGCCAATCCCATTCTCCGCTTATTTTATTCAGAGCAATATTTAGTAAAGACGCCTTCGCGTCGTCAAACTCCACATAAACCACCGGCGCCGTGTCCATACCTTCCAGCTTAGCCGCCTGGACCCGCTGGTGCCCACCAATAACCAGGTTGTCCGATTTTCTCGCGATAACCGGGTCAATAAACCCGAAGTCCCGGATAGACCGGCGCAACTTGACCATATCCTCGTCGGAGATTTTCCGTGGATTACCCCCAAATGGCCTAAGGTCAGACAGCGTTACGTTCTCTATTTTGACCTGATTTTTGGCTATCATATAACCCTTTCGGGCGAATTATGACAGCCAAACCCCCTTCGTCAACCAACAAAATAAAAAAAAATCAAAAAAACTGGTTATAAGCAACGTATAGGCAACGTATAGGCAACGTATGCGCTCCTTATATCAAAAAAAGACCGCCCGCAACATTTCCCAAGCCTTTCATGAGCTTAGGGTCGCCAGTTCGTGTTCGTTGCAGGGCGGTCCCGAAAAAAGTCAGTTATGTCGTCAACTCTTTAATCCTCGCTTTTACGTGTTCGTCGGTGGCCTCTTTAAGATTAGCCGACAGAGCAGCGTTGACCTCGGATACCTTGCCGCCGCTGGTGGTTTTGCCAATACCCCGAACCACTTGCAAGAACCCTTTCGCGTCAGCGAACACCCGTCGGTGCCGTCTCGCCAGCCCCAGGGCAGTCAGCGCAACGCCTACCACAGCGCCACCAGCCGGCCCGCCAAGCGCGACCGCCAGGGGTGCCACAGCCGTAACCGTCTGCTGTAAAGCATCAAGTTCGTCAACCTGGAATCCAGCGCCGTAGTCCGTTTGATCCTCAAATCCGTCAATCATTACCGCAGGAAGGGTCGCCAGGTGGTCAGACGTGACCGTTTTCCCCTCTGCGTCGCCTCCTGCCGTCCCCTGGTGCAGTGTTTTCGCGTTGCAGCCCAAAACAAACAACACAACCGACAATATTATGCATTTTTTCACAAGAATCCCTTTCTGTTTATTAACATTTCAAACGCCGTCCTCGCACATAGCGGAACGACCGAATTTCCTAGGCATTTAAGGCGGTCCACTCTAAAGGGTAGCCCATTAGCCAATCTACCCACTGCGGGTTCAGTTGCCCAGTGGGCTGGTCCGCTTCCTTCGCCGTTGCGCATAAATACTGCCTGTCCTTCATGTGCGTATGACTCTTGCTCCCTACCGGGCCGCTGCCCTTCCAATCTGACGCTCTCGGTGTCGAAAACATTACTACAAAATCGTTTAGTCCGTCTGGTCCTTCCATTCGCCCCACCCGATTCTTTATTCCCGATCTGTAATCCCTGCTCATTGGCGTAGGCCAGAATTTCTGGTTGATTGTCTGCACGTGGTCTCGCAATTTGTACCGTCCCGTCGCACCCTCCCGCATCTCCATAACCCCGCCCTCTCCATCGCTTCCGCTGGGAGTCCGCCAATATCCAGACACGCTTCCTTCTATGATTGGCCCCAACATCGTCCGCTCCCAACACTTGCCATTCCGCATCGTACCCGCTTTCGGAAAGCTCTTTGAGTACGGTATCCAAGCCTCTAGTAAGCAACGCTGATACGTTTTCCAGGAAGACGAATCGGGGTCGAGCCAAGCGAATGAGTCGGATAATTTCAAAGAACAGCCCGCTTCGCTCTCCTGCCAACCCTGCCCCCTTGCCTGCGACGCTGACGTCCTGGCAGGGGAAACCGCCGCAGATAATGTCAATGGGTCCGACTTGGTCAATTTCGGATTGTCCAAAAGTCGTAACGTCACTCCAGATTGGCGCAACGTCGATGTTACCTTCTGCCATGTTTTTGATGAGAACCCCGGTGGCGTATGGGTCGATTTCACAATAACAGATAGTTTCGCACCAGGGTTGGAGGGCGACGGATATTCCCCCGATTCCTGAGAACAGGTCGAGGCATCTGAGTTTTCGGGTATCACTAACCATGTCACAGTATCTTCTTCCTTAGTATCAAATCGGCACCTACGCTGTCATATATCTTGCCGCCCTGCTGCACAATAATTACCGGCAGCAGGTCGGAATCCCAATAGCCCCGGAGCCACTGGTACAACTTCCACTTCAATCGAAACTCCCGCGTCGGCATACCTTTGACCTCGACGTAAACCTCCTCGCCGTCTCTTAATCGTACCCAATAATCAATCGCCCACGTTATCGTGCCGTTGCAGAGCTTAACGCTTGGCGGGTGGTGGAGATATTCAATCACGGCGCCAGTCTTGACCAGGAGGTCCAGCTTGTGGCCATATTCCCGCTCCAGATTGGAATCGTAGCCGCCCGACCGAATATTGTGATATTTACTCATCATACTCCCATCAAGCTAGGCAGATGGGCGCCACATCGCCTGACCCCATTTTTCTGGTGATACGTTGCCGGGTACTTGCAGCCTTCGTAATCGCATATAGGTTTCGGGTCAGGCGACGTGGCATTTCCGTTTTTGTCATATTTGCCGTCATATCCATCAGCCGAGCCCTTGTCAAGTGAGGACAGCACAAACCCAGGGTGTACTACTCGCTTCGCCGTCAATGCCTTCTCAACCCTGTCCGCCCCATGAACGCGGACGGCTGCATCTATCTGCTGACGCTTGTGTTCCTGGCAGTGGGCAGTCGTCAGTCCTGCCGCCTCAAGCCAGGCATCTACAACTCTCTCTGTCTCGTCGTGAAACTCATAAACAGGGAGAGAAAAATCCTCTTCTTTAGTTCTGTCTTCTGTATTCTTAGTTCTTAGTTCTTTATTGCTTAAGGTATCCTTTGGCATACCTTGCCCTTTCAAGCCACCCCTTCGCCCCCCCTCAGACTTCCTAAGTCTTTCGCTCTCAATGCGTTGTAGCTGTATAGTGACCTGCGGGTGGCTTATCATTCCGTCGGAAACCTGGAATAAAAATTTTATATTTTCCCAGACTTTTGAACATCTTTTGGTCGTTTTTATGCGAAAAGTTCGGCATAATTTGGTCAAATTTTCCTCGACTTTACCCCCTTTGTCGTACAGCTTAAGGATCAATCGAAAATACGCCACCTCCTCCGAGTGGCTCATTTCGTGGACGTTCTCGGACTCCAGGTACTTAGACGGGTACATTTTGAACCATTCCATCTGGCGGCCTCCCTGCCAATAATAAGTTTAAAACAATTTCCCCGGCTTTATTAGAGTGTACCGAGCATAAGATTTTCCGTTATTGTTCACGGTCTCACTGTGAATCGTGTGTCCTTTGTTGCGAAGATCGTTAATCCTCGCCGCCAACCGCATACAATTAAACGGAGGCCTCGCAGCTTCCAGCGGTGTAATCGCATGGCCCCATTGCAGATATTGCAATATTCTTTCGCCTTGCGTCATCAGAACGGCACCTCCTCATTGTCTGTTTCCAGGGTGGACTCAAGCGTCGCGTCGGCGTGTTCTTCTTCGCTAGATTTGCCTCCGACAAACTCCCATCGGTCAATTACAATAACGTGCTTAGATCGCTGGACGCCCTTATTCTCCCATTGTTCCTGTTGTAGCCTGCCCTCGATGAGGACGGGCTTTCCCTTCCCGAAATACAATACCATGTTCTCTGCCTGGTCTCCGTAGACCTTGCAGTCAACAAAACAAACGTCCTCTTGCTTGTTCCCGTCCTTGTCTTTCCATACCCGGTTGCAGGCGATACTCGGCTCTGCTAGTTGAGTTCCTGATGGTAAGGATTTCAAAGTAAAATCACGCACGATATTGCCCAACATTATAACCTTATTCATTTCCTGTTCCTTCCATTAATCGCTTAAAATCAATCGCGGGCATACCCGTGATAACCTCTGTCATTATTTGCCATTGAGCGGCGTCGTCTGCCATGAGGTTCGTCGGCGCGTCAAGTTCCGCCACCAGGCATTGTCCGAGAACTTCCGCGTCGTCGCAAACGTCCAATAATATCGCCGTTGCGGTTTTTTTATCTGTAAGCTGAACCCGCAACCCGCACTTTTTAATTCTTTTTTTAAGTGCCTCTTTGAAGCACTTTTTATTCTGCTCGTGCTGAACCGCCTTCGACAATGGCGGTGCAGGAGAAGACGGCGGAGGAATAACCGTTAGCGTCGAAATCCCTGCTTTTGTTTTCCTGGGTGCGGCTTGCTGGGCGATGGCATTCCCGACTTCCTCGGCGCTTGCCACGCTCGCATCTATACCAATCCCCAGGCACCCCAGGGCACGCCCTATGGCCGACGTTTCGCAGTTCTCAAGGTAGCTGGTCTTATTCACCATGCCGTCGCCCTCGACCTCCCTGGCGTGGCCTGTCGCCGCCAACGAGTCCTCCAGGTAAATTTCCGTCCTAAATACGCAATGCCCGTCGCTGTTGTCTAGCAAGGTACTAACGATTCGACCGCTTTTGTGTTTTTCCCGAAAATACTTAATCCTCTCATTGACCTCAACATAGTCCTTCCCCTTAATATTAACAGTTTTCATTTTGATAGTTCTCCTCTAGGATTTCTAGTAATTGACCTTTAGTCATTCCCTCGCCCTGGCAATCTATAACCGCCTGGGCGAACTGCTGCTCTGCCATCTCACGTTCAAATTGTTTCCGGGCGACCTGTGCGGCTCGCACCGTCGCCTCCCGCATCGCCATCGTCTCAGAAAAATCTCTTTTTCCGCCAAATCTATTTCTTCTTTCCATAATATTCCTTTTGGTATTTTCCGCCAATCCCCGATGGCCCGATAGAAACTAAGGGTAAATCGTCCAGGTCGGCCTGGAGGCGGTCCATCGCTTCACGGTCTTGTGACATTTTTTCGGCCCAAGCGTCTACGTCTTCGTTGTCGTATGGCAAATCCCATGTCAGATATTTCATTTTGTAGCTCCTTGCCCGGTTCGCAGTCCAGCGATAAACGCCTGTAATAGATCGTAAAGTTCTCGTTTAGGAATATACCCGCAGTGGAACGGTTGAGTTACCCCGCCCCCTTCGTTATCCATCTGTTCAAAGCAAACTCCGCTGTAGGCCCAACTAAGGCAATAAGTCCCAACGTTAGCCTTAAGATTTCCGTTACTGTCTTTGGTATAAGGTTTCGTTTTCTTCCCCGCACAAATATTTATCCGCTCAACCAGGGAATATAACTCGGCTCTGTTAATTCTCATTTTCGGCCTCCCGCTATGTCCCGCAATTCTGGCGAAAAATATCTGTGCAGGTTCGGTTCCCATTCCAGGCGTAGGCGTTGAGCGGATTTGATGCGAATTTTACGTTTGGTATCCTTCGCAATCGCTTCCCACCCTCCGTATGCCGATTCCCTGGTGATAATTACGTCGGTAAGCCGATTGCTCACTTTCGCCAGGTATGTGCTTCCAATTTTTACGTGTTTCTTTTTCATTTCTTTTTCCTTTAAGTTTCAAGACGTTATTCTTCTAATCCAACTTTCTTTCGTTCAATTTTTAGTTCGTCCATAAATTCCAACTCCTCTTTGTAGTCGTCCTCATCGGCGTATGTCGCTATCTTGTCTGTGATAGCACGGTGAACGTCCTCGACTCTGAATTCGCCATCTGGTATCCAATATTCTCTCAAAACTCTGTTTTCGTTGCTCGTTATAGTAAGTTTCATTTCTTTTTCCTTTGTTTAGTCTTGTAGCATTTCAATCAATGTTATAATTTCAGCGCAGTCGCCGCTTGTCCCTAAGTATCCGTGAATCAATTCGAAAATATTCATGGCAATCCTGCCGGGCGAGTCGTCGCCAGTCTCGTCAACGATCCAGGTCCGGCTTCTAGGTTGTCCAATCGTTTGGAGTGCTATTTGTGGGATGCCCCCTTTCTCGTGCGGAAGCTGAGAGCGGCGGCCCGGATAAGTCATGGTTTTGAGCTTCCAGTCATGGCCTTCTGCCTCAAATGTGATTTCCGTGATCTTCATATCTATTTCCTTCCATAAAAAAAGCGAGCAGGAGGCATAAGAAATGCGGGCAAGCAAATTTCGCCGTCCTGTTCGCTAATTTTAGTTCTAATAGTTTGTTTCATTTGCTTGCCCTTATGTTTAAAGTATAGCACATATT